GTGTATTGACATCGCTGCTCTCCGTAAGGATTGCATCGCATTCATTTCACCTCAGCGCAGCGACGTTATCGGTGTTCCTACCGCTCGTCAAATCGTAGACCGCACAGTTGACTTCTTTGATCAACTGAGCAGCACTTCTTACGCTGTCTTTGACAACAACTATAAGTACATCTACGACAAGTATAACGATAAGTATCGTTACATCCCTTGCAACGCTGACGTTGCAGGTCTGGTTCTTAGCACAACTCTGAACCAAGAACCATGGTTCTCTCCTGCTGGTTTCAACAGAGGTCAACTTCGTAACGCAATCAAACTTGCTTACTCTCCTCTGAAGGATCATAGAGACATGCTTTATAACGCAAGAGTCAACCCGATTGTTGCGTTCCCTGGACAAGGCATCGTCCTTTATGGAGACAAGACTGCTCTCGCATATCAGTCTGCATTCGACAGAATTAACGTTCGTCGTCTGTTCCTGGTTATGGAGCAAGCAATCGCTGAAGCGGCGAAGACTCAACTCTTTGAATTGAACGACGAGTTCACAAGACAGTCCTTCAAGAATATTGTTGAACCCTTCTTGCGTCGTATCCAATCACGTCGTGGTGTAGTTGACTTCCTCGTAGTTTGCGACGGAACCAACAACCCCGCTGATGCTATTGACCGTGGCGAGTTCTTCGCGGAAATCTTCGTGAAACCCACACGTTCTATCAACTACATCACTCTGACCTTCACAGCGACGAGAACTGGTGCTTCCTTCTCGGAAATCACTGGGTGATTTAGTCCTTAGGGGGTCGGGGTGACCCCCACAATCTTCTTCTCAACAAAAAATTTCGGAGTAAACAATGGCTGACCAACGTAGAAGATCTCCAGGACAAGTAGAAGGTGGGTTTATCGACTCTCCCATCTTTAACTTCCGCGACAAGATCGAAGATCTTGCCCGCCCTAATCTGTTCCAAGTGGAGATTCAATTCCCTGAGATCGTAACCTCAGGTAGACCAAACGTCGGTGGAACACAAGGTTCCAGCGAGAACAGAAGACAAGAAGAGGCAGGCGCATCTGGCGACTCTCTTGCAGGATCGAACATGATGTCTACCTTCCTCGTGAAGGCAGCAAACCTCCCCGCATCTACAATCGGTGTAATCGAGGTTCCTTATCGTGGTCGTATGCTCAAGATCGCTGGTGATCGTACATTCGAGCCTTGGACTGTTACAGTTCTGAACGATCAAGAGTTCAGACTTCGCACCAAGTTTGAAGAGTGGGCATCACGCATTCAAGCACTTCAGCAAAACATTCAGGACGCTAAGGAAATTGGCGACTATCAATCCAATGCGATTGTACGTCAGTATTCTAGACAGGGTGATCAGAAGAAAGCATACACTTTCCAAGGCATCTGGCCTAGCAGCATTAGCGCAATCGACCTTGCATGGGATAACAACGATACTCCTGAGGAGTACACCGTTGAATTCCAGGTACAGTTCTGGTCATTCATGGATGACGTTAACGCAGGTAATGCGAAACAGAAAGCTGAGTGATTCTATGCCTTATAAATAAACTTATAAGGCACAAATACAGGTTTAATAATGGCAAACCTTTTTGGTTATTCTCTAGCGCGTAAGAAGGGTCAGGCAAGTCCTGGTCCTTCTTTTGTGCGTAAAGACAGCGAAGACGGAGCATCGCCCGTCAGTGCTGGAGGATACTTCGGACAGTATGTAGACCTTGGCGACGCTGCCAACAAAGCATCCGAGTCAGACCTTATTGGTAGATACCGTGAGATGTCGATTCACCCTGAGTGTGATTCGGCAATTAACGATATTGTCAACGAGGCAATCGCAGGTGATTTAGATAATCATCCTGTGGATGTGGAACTGTCTAACCTCCGCGTTTCAGAAAACCTGAAGCGTGTCATTCGTGATGAGTTTGCAAACATCCTATCGCTTCTGGATTTTGATCGTAAAGCATATGATCTATTCAGACGTTGGTATATTGATGGACGTTTGTTCTTTCATAAAGTAATTGATCCTAAGGATCCGAACAAGGGTATCACAGAAATCAGATACATCGATCCTCGCAAGATCAAAAAAGTTATTGAGTTCGACAAACCTAAAGATCGTCAGGCACCTGTCGATCCGCAGACTGCAAGTCTTGCACCTAAGTCTGTCGAGTATTACATTTATGCACCCAAAGGTTTGAAAGGGTATGAGAACCAGGGCGTAAGAATTGCACCTGATGCTATTTGTTATTGTCACTCTGGTGTGCTGGATATGCAGCGCAACTATGTTCTTTCTCACCTACATAAATCAATCAAAGCACTCAATCAACTTAGAATGATTGAGGACTCTCTGGTAATTTATCGTCTATCCAGAGCACCCGAGCGTAGAATTTTCTACATCGATGTTGGTAATCTTCCTAAACAGAAGGCGGAACAATACCTCCGTGAGGTTATGTCCCGTTATAGAAACAAGTTGGTGTACAATGCTGACACTGGCGAGATCAGAGACGATAAGAAATTCATGTCGATGTTGGAAGACTTTTGGCTTCCTAGACGCGAGGGAGGGCGCGGCACTGAAATTTCTACTCTCCCTGGCGGGCAAAACCTCGGTGAACTGGAAGACGTTAAATACTTCCAGAAAAAACTCTATCGTGCACTCAACGTGCCCGAGTCACGTATAGAGGCAGCGGAATCTAGTTTTAATCTTGGACGTAGTGCTGAGATTACTAGAGACGAAGTTAAATTCCAAAAATTTATCACACGTCTCCGCAAGCGTTTCAGCGACATGTTCAATGATTTGCTGAAGACGCAACTGGTGCTGAAAGGTATCATTCAACTCGAAGAGTGGGAAGATATTAAAGAGCATATCCAATATGATTTTATTGCGGATAACTATTTCAGCGAACTAAAAGAGAAAGAAATTCTCAACGAACGACTTGCTCTTTTACAACAGATGGATCCTCTTGCTGGTAGATATTTCTCACTGGATTATCTGCGCCGTCAAGTCCTGAAACAAACTGATGAAGAGATCAAAGAGATCGACGCTCAGATGAAACAGGAAATTGCGGAAGGAAGACTCATTGATCCTATGCAAATGCCTGCTATGGAGCATGAGCAGATGGCAATGTCACTGCAACCACCCGAACCTGAACAGGAAGAAGGCATTTCCCCAAAGGACTATGAGCGCGGTAACATCTAAAACTTTCTAAATAGTACATAATGTGTGAAAATCATGGCATCACAAGCAGCAAGTGACATCGTTAATGCAATCTTCGCAGGTCAGAAAGATCTTTCTGATTATGTGAATGACGCTATGCACGACAAAGCACTAGACGCCATTGGCGCAAAAAAGGTTGACTACGGAAAATCCGTTTTCTCACCGACCCCCGACTCCCCTGAGGAGGAAGAGGTGACAACGGAACCCGAAGCAACATCCGAACCACAAGAGGAAACTCCTGATGAAACTGATAACGGAAACGATTGAAGAAGCCAAGGTAGTTATTACCGAAGGTAAGAGTGGACAAAAGAATCACTTTATTGAAGGTATTTTCCTGCAAGGTGATCTCAAAAACCGCAACGGCAGAATGTATCCCGTAGGTCTTCTTGAAAGAGAAGTAACCAAATACGATCAAGCATACATTCAAAAAGGTCGTGCGCTTGGAGAACTTGGTCACCCCGAGGGTCCAACTATCAATCTTGATCGTGTATCTCACAGTATCACATCACTAAAAAAAGAAGGCACCAACTTTGTTGGCAAGGCGCGTATTCTCGATACCCCTATGGGTCGTATTGCGAAATCACTTCTTGATGAAGGTGTGAAATTGGGTGTATCATCCCGTGGTCTGGGTTCCCTTAAGGAACAAAATGGTATGAAAGTTGTTGCAGACGACTTCATGCTTGCAACTGCTGCTGATATTGTCGCAGATCCCTCTGCTCCCGATGCTTTCGTTAACGGAATCATGGAAGGAAAAGAGTGGGTTTGGGAAAATGGTCTTATCTCTGAGCAAAAACTTGAGAGAATTAAGCACCAAATCGACAACGCAGCGCATCAACAACTGGAAGAGCGCAAGTTATTTGCCTTTAACCAGTTCTTGAAAAATCTGTAATCATAAATAACTATAGCAAATTCGTAGAAATTGTCAGGAGACTACAATGTCAAAAGAGATTGAAACAACTTTGGACGAATCGAGCGTAACCGCTGGCGCAAAACCTGCTGATCCCCAAGGGAAACTGGAGAATGATGGCAGTGGTCTTGCTGGCGTGACTGATCTGGGTGGTCCTACACCTCAGAACAGCAAGCCCGACGATGAGTCTAACAAGTACAAGATCGTCGGTAAATCCGCGACACCCCCTTCCACCAAACCTTCTGCCGCTTCAGGTCAGAAAGCTGAGTTCAGCACGAAGGGTGATGTACAAGCATCCCACGAACCCGAGGGTGAAGTAATTGCCGAAACAGAAGAGCAATCAGAAGAAGAGACCGTAATCGAGGTCGATCTTTCTGCTGACGTTGCAGCACTTACTGAGGGTGAAGATCTTTCCGAAGAATTCAAAGAGAAAGCAGCAACCATTTTTGAAGCAGCGGTTGTTACTCGCTTGAATGAAGAACTTAAGGTAATGCATGAAGAGTATTCCAAAGTTCTGGAAGAAGAAATTGAGACCGTAAAAGGTGAACTCGCTGAGAAGGTAGATGAATACCTTAGCTACGCTGTAGACCAGTGGGTTAACAAGAACGAGATCGCTATCGAGCACGGCATTAAGACCGAGATGGCAGAATCCGTTATGGAAGGTCTCAAGCAAGTTTTCGTTGAGAATTTCGTAGAACTTCCCGACGAGAAAGTTGATTTGGTTGACGAAATGACCGAACAACTCGATATTATGGAGAAAAAACTCAACGATCAAATCGAGGAGAACGTCGCTCTTGTAAGAGAGGTTGGCGCATATACCAAGAATGGGATTGTGAGCGAAGTTTCAGAAGGTCTGTCACTTACTCAGAAAGAGAAGTTGGCAAGTCTTGCTGAGGCAGTTGAGTTTGAAGATGAAACATCCTACCGCGAGAAAGTAACAACTCTACGTGAGTCGTATTTCTCCACAAAACCCGAGGTTACTCCTAGTGAGTTGACTGAGGACGTGAAAGTAGAGAATCAAGACGTTAGCGACACTATGTCTCATTACGTTCAAGCACTCTCTCGCTGGTCTAAATGATTTTAGATCGTAATTTTAGTTCACTTTACCACTAAAAAATAGGTTAAAAAGCAATGTTCAATTCCGAATCTTTGCAGGAAAAGTGGGCACCTATTCTGGAACACTCCGAGATTGATAACATCTCCGACAAGTATAGAAAGGCTGTCACCTCCATCCTGCTTGAAAACCAAGAAAAATTCCTCAAAGAGGAAGCAGGTGTGCTGAGTGAAGCCGCACCTACAATGTCTGCTGGTACCGCTGGTTTCAGTGGTTCTTCTACCGCTACTGGTCCTGTTGCAGGTTTCGACCCTGTACTGATCTCCTTGATCAGACGTAGCATGCCTAAGCTTATTGCTTATGACATCGCTGGCGTTCAACCGATGACTGGTCCTACTGGACTGATCTTCGCAATGAGATCCAGATACGGTACAAACAGAACTGCTGGTACTGAAGCATTCTTCAACGAAGCAGACACCGAGTTCTCCGCAGAGAACGCAGCAAGCGACCTTGGAAGAACTGCTCAGGCAGGTTCCAACCCTGGTCTGCTCAACGATAGTGGCACCTACAATACCTCTGGTGGTATGCCTACTGCTGAGGCAGAAGCACTGGGTGACGCTTCTGGTAACCAGTTCGCTGAAATGAACTTCAGCATTGAGAAGGTTACTGTGACTGCTAAGTCCAGAGCCCTCAAAGCTGAGTACAGTTTGGAACTGGCACAAGACCTCAAGGCAGTTCATGGTTTGGACGCTGAGAGCGAACTCGCTAACATCCTTTCTACTGAAGTTCTCGCTGAGATCAACAGAGAAGTTGTTAGAACTGTCTACAAGATCGCTCGTCCTGGCGCTCAGAACAACACTGCAACTGCTGGTATCTTCGACCTTGACGTTGACTCCAACGGTAGATGGTCGGTTGAGAAGTTCAAAGGTCTCCTCTTCCAAATCGAAAGAGACATGAACGCAATCGGGCATGAAACTCGTAGAGGAAAGGGTAACATTCTGATCTGCTCTGCTGACGTTGCTTCTGCACTGTCTATGGCTGGCGTTCTGGATTATACTCCTGCTCTGTCTGGCAACAGCGGTCTCCTTCCTGACGACAACAGCAGCACTCTTGCTGGTACTCTGAACGGAAGAATCAAGGTCTATGTTGATCCTTACTCTGCTAACGTAAGTGACCGTCACTTCTACGTTGCTGGTTACAAGGGTTCTTCTGCCTATGACGCTGGTCTGTTCTACTGCCCTTACGTGCCTCTCCATATGGTACGTGCCGTCGGTCAGGATACATTCCAACCGAAAATTGGCTTCAAGACTCGCTACGGAATGGTTGCAAACCCATTCGCTGAGGGAACTACTCAGGGTAGCGGCGCTCTTACTGCTAACGCCAACCGTTACTACAGACGTACACTGGTTGACAACCTCATGTGATCAATTACTCACATACGAGTATCATCAGGCGACCTACGGGTCGCCTTTTTTATTAAATAGTGGTAGTATAGAGATACCCTATATGCCAAGGAACACCTTGACCAAAAAAGAATTTAACGTACGAGTTCTTAAACTCAAGAACGAACTCTACGACGGATCCTGGTCTGCCCGCAACGGAGACTGGCACGACGGTGCTCACACCATGCTCAATAGAGTATTAGAAATGATGCAGGAGTATCGACTATGAGTTGTGAGAAGGACCATGTAACTGAGGAAAGAGTTCAGGAGATGATCGATGATGCAATTCGTAGACACAACCGTAATGCTGGAATCATTTCTATGTGTGTCGGTTGGGTTGTTTTGGCTTTGTTTGCTGAAGGTCTCCTCCGACTCATAGGGGTAATCCCACCACTGCTACCATGGTTGAAAATAACGCTATAATCTATCTGTTACCTTGGATAGTATTTGTACTCATTGGAATCTCTCTGATGATACAAGGATACCTTATTACCAATGAACGATGTGGTTATAGTTGTAAACCAGGATATAAGAGACACCCAGAAATCGACGAACTTAGAGGAGACACGGGAAGACTTATGACATTAAAGTTTGACAGGACACCAGAAGCAAACTATCATGAGTTGGCAAAGAGAATCCAGAAAGTAAAAATGGAAGAACTCTTTGATGAACCATCGACCTATGAGGATGAACCAGATGAAGATGACTAACTCTGATTGGCGTTACTCAGATGCGAGGATGGCATTACGAGATCAAGTGTTTCGTATGTTGAAAGAATATCTTCCCGAGTATCCCCAAGCAGTATATGAATTCTCCGATACCTATGTGAGTCAGGGTAATCCTGATGCGTCACTGGTGGTGGATCAATTCAAATCATATCTTGCTGCTATAAATACTAGAAGCATTTCAGAACAGCAACGTGGCAAGCTGGAACAAACAGATAGCGAATAAGAATTTCTTGAGTCCTATTGGATTCAAGTTTGTTCTAGCAAAATATCCTAAGATTGCATACCTATCGCAGTCGGCAAATATCCCTGCGATTAATCTAGGTATTGTAGAACAACCTACCTATTATGGTAGACCCCTTCCTACTGATGGAAACATCAGTTATGATCCATTCACTATGAATTTTCTGGTGGATGAGAATATCGAGAACTACCTGATCCTACACAACTGGATCAGAGGTCTTGGTGTGCCTGATGACTTTGCAGAACGCAGGGCATTCCTAGACAAGCAATCAAAACTTTCATATAACGCTGAGGGTGGTGACACAAAGTTTGCTGATGCAACTCTCACAGTCCTCAACTCAAACTTCAAATCCAACTTCCAAGTGGTATTTTATGATATAATACCTGTATCTCTTAGTGCGTTGGATTTTAATGCAACTGTAGATGGCACAGAATATGCCGCTGCATCAGTAACGTTTAGATATAGATCTTACGAAATTCAAGCACTGGAGGGATCACGTAATACAGCACTTGAATAATGGCAGTCTTAAACCTTGATCGCATCCAAGAGCAATGGGCGGAGGATGCTCCTATTGATGAACATGACTTGGTTAATCAAGCACTCGCTGTGCCTGGTTTACATCAACGTTGGATGACATATCATAGCACATTCAAGTTGATGCATAGTGACGCAACGATGAATCTTAATCGTGTCACTAAGTTTAAGTTTGAATACTATGCAGGTAAGGCACCTGCCTCTGTATATAAAGAAAAACCTTTTGATCACAAAGTTCTCAAAGGCGACCTAGAAAAATATGTCTACGCTGATGATGACTGGTGTAAAGCAAAACAAAAAATTGACTACCTTGAAACTTGCCTATATTACATAGAGGGCGTTCTAAGACAGATCTCTAATCGAGGTTACACAATCAAGAACGTCATTGATTTGAGGAAGTTTGAAGCAGGTTTTTGATGACTACAATCATTAAGAAGAATGAGGTGTATATCAAGGTACACGCGGAACCTCATGTGCATCAGGAATTAGCAGATCATTTCTGCTTTGATGTACCAGGGGCAAAGTATATGCCACACTATAGAAATCATGTATGGGATGGAAAG